TTTTAGGTGATGAACCTAGACCTGCAGTAATTACTATGAGATCATCTAACTTAACACCTGCAAGAGAATTAAATCAGTTGATAAAAAATCTTAGATTTAAGGATGACAAAGGTGTTTATAATCCGGCTGCATATGCAGCAGTTTATAATTTAAAAACTGTTGGTAAAGTTGCGGGAAGCAAAAGTTGGCATGTTTATAAACCATCTATGTCTAGAGCTTTGGACGTATCTAAAAAAGAAGATGCGGACTTATATTTAATGGCGCAGGAGTTTCAAAAATCTGTGTCTAAAGGTTCTGCTAAACCTGAATATGAGAAAAGCGATAAACCAAAAACTGAAGATATTATATAATTCACTAAGTGAATACTTCGGAGATGGAGTGGCGACGGGAGACTGTCGCCATTCTCTAAAAATATAGAGAGATATAGATATGAATGATTTTATAAAATGTTTTACGGGGTTACAACGTAATTTTGGTTTTTGTAACATAAGTAATGGGTATAAAGATCCTAATACAGGTAAAATAAAATTTAATGCCGGTGACTATGGTTGGTCAGGTAAATCAATTACACAATTTGATTACAAACAACATTTAGATGGAACAAAATCTATAGGTATTCAACCTTGTGATGACAATGGTTTAGCATGTTTTGGTGCAATAGATATTGATCCTAAGGTATATAAAGACTTAGATATAAAAAAATATTTGGATACTATCCAAGAAAAAGAATTACCTATAATACCAATTAAATCAAAAAGTGGTGGACTTCATTTATATTTATTTACTAAAGAATTTGTTAAAGCCAAAATTATTAGAGATTTTTTAGAACAAGTATTATTTTTATTTAAGTTACCAATCACAACAGAAATATTTCCTAAGCAAACTAAACTAGGAAGTGATACAAATGGTAATAAAGTAAATGGTAATTTTATAAATTTACCCTACTTTAATAAAAGTGAAAGAGTAGCACTAGATCCTTCTGGAAAAGAAATGCCATTAGATTTATTTTTAAAAGTTGTAGAAATAAATAGAACCACTGTTGAAAAATTAGAAAACATATCAGATGATTTAATTAAAAAAGAATTAACAGGTGGTGCAGAAGAATTTAAAGATGGTCCACCATGTTTAGAAATTTTATCTAAAAACAAAATGAAAGATGGTAGAGATAGATTTTTATATAACTACATGGTTTTTGCTAAGAAAAAATATCCTGATAATTGGGGTAAGATGGTTTTAAAAGCAGGTAGAAACTATTTTGAGTTTGATGAAATATGGACCGATAATTATATTGAAAAAAAAATAAAACATTGGGAGAAACAAGAAAAAGGACATACTTGTCACGATGATTTATTGGCACCTGTATGTATTAAATCAGAATGTGTTAAAAGAAAGTTTGGAATTATTTCTGATAAAAAAATTAATTGGCCATTAATGACTAATTTAATTAAGGTAGATTTTAAACCTGATCCTGAATATTATTTTACAGTAGAAAGAGAAGATGGGGAAACAGTTCAAGTACATGCAAAAGATGTAAATAAAATAAAAGATCAACAAGAACTAAGGGGTTTGATAATGGCTCAAGCAGATTTTCCACCTCCTCCTATAAAAGGAATGGACTTCTTTGAAATACAAAAAGCATTATTCTCAACCATTGATACAGTGCAACCGGCTCCAGGGACCACACCTATGGAAATATTAAAGAAACATTTGAAAGATTATATACATAGTACAGAAGCTACAAGTCATAACTCTTTTAAAAGTGGTAATGTATTAAAAGATGATAACCATGCTTATTTTGTATATGATGAATTTTTTAATGATTTAAAAGATAATGAGTGGAAAAAAGATTCTTCTAGAACTTCTTATATGATTGAAAAAATGTTTGAGAAAGAAAAAGATCATATGCCTAAACCACAGTTTGGTAAAAAGAAAAGATTTCCAGGTAAGGATAAAAAAACAGACAAACCTTATCCAGGTGTAAATGGTTGTGCAGTTATTCCATTATATTTATTTAAGAAAGATGAAGATGACGCTGATATAGTTGAATTAGCTGAATTCAAAAAACCAGAGGAAATTGTATAATGATATATAAATACTTTGGTCCTCCAGGTACAGGTAAAACACATAAGTTAATTAGTAGAGCTAAAGCATATATTAGAGTAGGAACTCCATTAGATAGAATAGGTTACTTTGCTTTCACTAAAAAGGCAGCTAAGGTTGCTAAAGAAAGAATGCCAGTAGAAAATGATAAGTTAAATTATTTTAGAACACTTCATTCTTTTGCTTTTCAACAATTAGAATTAAATGACTCTATGGTTATGCAACCAGACGACTATGTTAAAATAGGAAAAGAACTAAATATAAAAGTTAAACATTACGATAAATACAATCAAGAAGAAATTTTTTATTTAAACATTGATAGTCCATATTTTAAAATGATTGGTAGAGCAATAAATAGAGACATAAATATAAGAGAAGAATATGATAGAAGTGAACATAATAAAAAAGAAATAGAATGGTACATATTAGATAATTTAGATAAAAATTTAAAAGAATATAAAAGAATTACAGGTAAATTAGATTTCAATGACATGATTGAAAGATTAATTAACAAACCTGACTTACCAAAATTTAAAACTATATTTATAGATGAAGCTCAAGATTTATCTCCATTACAATGGAAATTATTTGATACATTAAAAGAAAATACAGAAGATATGTATTTAGCAGGAGATGATGATCAAGCTATTTTTGCGTGGGCAGGTGCAGATGTTGATAGATTCATTGAAGAACCTGGAAAAGAAAAAGTTTTAAAATATTCTAAGAGAGTATCTAAAGCAGTTCAAGAAGAATCTGAATTACCTTTAGAAAGAATTAAAGGTTTAAGAAAAGAAAAAACTTATTATTCAAGAAACTACCAAGGTGAGTGTTTAAGGATAAATAACTTAGATCAAATAGATCTAACAGAAGATAGATATTTAATATTAACTAGAACAACACATAGATTATTGCAAATCACTGAAGAATTAAGAAAAAGAAATTTATATTATCAAAGTAATAAAGGTAAAAGTTTTACTGTAAGATTATATAATGCATCTGTAAACTATAATTCATGGTGCAGAGGAATAGAATTAGAGGATAAAGAAATAAAACAGATAACAGAATTTACTGGTTTACCAAAAGAAAAATGGAATAGTAATGTAGATTGGTTTGAAGCATTTGAACAATCAAAATTATCTGAAAGAATTTATATTAAAGAAATGCTTATAAATGGTGAAAATTTAGATGAAGATGCTCGTATATATGCTTCTACAATTCATGCAGCTAAGGGTGGTGAAGAAGATAATGTTATTTTATGTCTAGATTTAGGAAGAACAATAAAGAAATCAGTTAAAAAAAGTGATGAAAAAAATGATGAAGAACATAGAGTTTGGTACGTAGGAGCAACACGTGCAAGAAACAATTTATATAAATTAAAAGGTAAAACAAAAAAGAATGAATACAAACACTTTAGCTAGATTATACAATAAGTATAAACAGAACGGGATAGAGATATTACTCAACGGCGGTATAGCAGCGTCGGATAAAATTGATTTGGTTCTCGACTCCCATACAATCATCACCGAATCAATAACTGCTATAACAAAAGGAGAAACATGAGAATACTAACAAGCGATATACTAATAACAATAACATTAACATTTTTTATAATTAACATAATGGAGGTTCTAAAATGATAAAAATAATAGAGTTAGAAAAAAGAGAAGATAATTTTTTTGTTATCTACGAAAAAAATAATGAGACATTTACATTCAATGGTAATGCAGAAGAATGTTTAAATGAAATAACAGGAGAAAAATATGAGCAATAAAGATATGTTTGATAAATCATTTCCACAAGACAAACAAATTGGAGGATCACATTACAAAGACTTTCATATTCAACCATATGAATTTATTTCTAAGAATGACCTTTCTTTTTTTCAAGGAAACGTTATAAAATATGTATGTCGTTATATGAATAAAAATGGCATACAAGATTTAGAGAAAGTAATTCATTACTGTGAATTAGAAATTAAAAAACTGAAAGATACAAAAGGTAAAAAATAATGTTAATGCCAACTACAGAATGGATAGCACCTACAGAATTTCCTGATCTAAGAAAAGCAAATGAGATTGCAATTGACTTAGAAACCAGAGATCCTGATTTAAAGAAACTGGGTTCAGGTGCCATTATAGGTAATGGTGAAGTTATAGGTATAGCTGTTGCTGTAGATGGATATAAAAATTATTTTCCAATTGCACATGGTGAAGGTCCTAACATGGACAGAGATAAAGTATTAAGATGGTTTAAAGATGTTTGTGAATCACCTGCTACAAAAATATTTCACAATGCAATGTATGACGTATGTTGGATTAGAAATCTTGGTATAAAAATTAATGGTTTAATTATAGATACTATGATTGCAGCTAGTATTATAGACGAAAATAGATTTCAATACTCATTAAATTCTTTATCTTGGGTGTATTTAAATAAAGGTAAGAATGAATCTTTACTTACTAAAGCAGCTAAAGAAAGAGGACTAGATCCTAAAGCAGAAATGTGGAAACTACCTGCAAGTGAAGTAGGTGGATATGCAGAAGAAGATGCGGCCCTAACTCTAGAACTTTGGAATACATTTAAAAAAATTATTATTGAAGAAGATCTACAAGATATATTTAATCTTGAGACTGATCTTTTCCCTTGTTTAGTTGATATGCGCCACCTAGGTGTTCGGGTAGATATAGAGAAAGCTGATCAATTAAAAAAAGCAATGGCAATAAAAGAACAAAACTTATTACAGCAAATAAAAATAGAAACAGGAGTAGACACTCAGATATGGGCTGCAAGATCGATTGCAGAAGTTTTTGAAAAACTGAAGCTACCCTATAGCCGAACTGAAAAGACGGACTCTCCTTCATTTACTAAAAATTTTATTTCTACACATAGTCATCCTGTGGTTCGTATGATAGCAGAAGCTAGAAAAATAAACAAGGTCAGTACAACTTTTATAGATAGTATTTTAAACCACTCACATTTAGGTAGAATACACGCAGACATTAATCAAATTAGATCTGATGATGGGGGAACAGTTACAGGAAGATTTTCATATGCAAATCCTAATCTACAACAAATTCCGGCACGTGATCCGGATACAGGCCCATTAATAAGATCATTATTTATACCTGAAGAAGGTTGTAAGTGGGGTACATTTGATTATTCACAACAGGAACCGAGATTAGTTACACACTATGGAATAAGATTTGATTATGAATCAGCAGAAACAATTGCAGAAGCATATCATAATGATCCTAATACAGACTTTCATAAGTTAGTTGCTAAGTTAGCAAACATAGATAGAAAAGAAGCTAAGACTATTAACTTAGGTTTGTTTTATGGAATGGGTAAAGCAAAATTAATGAATGAATTAAGTGTGACTAAAGAAAAAGCTGATGAATTATTTTCTCAATATCACAACAATGTTCCATTTGTTAAACAATTAACAAATGGAGTTATGGCTGCTGCTCAACAAAGAGGTAAAATAAAAACTATACTTGGAAGACGTTGTAGATTTCCTAAGTATGAGCCAATACTAAGAGGTTCTGATTGGGGTACATTTGTTCCTGCTGAAGATCATGAAACTATGTTAGAACTAAAAGAAATGGGACCACATTTATTAGATGATGATAATAATGTTATCAAAGATAAGGATGGTAAGCCTAAAAAAAATTATTGGTATAAAAATGGGCATAGAAGAGCATTTACTTACAAAGCATTAAACAAATTAATTCAAGGTAGTGCAGCTGATATGACTAAAAAAGCTATGGTTGATTTGTATAAAGAAGGTTTGGTAGGTCACATACAAATACATGATGAATTAGATTTTTCAATTGAATCAGAAAGTCAAGCAAAAAAAATAAAAAACATTATGGAAAATGCAGTTGACTTGAAAGTACCAAATAAAGTAGACTACGAATCTGGTCCTAATTGGGGAGAAATAAAGTAATGTACTATGGCTTATTTAAATGCTAACATACCGCCGATTTATTGTAAAATAAGAAGGGAGTATCTCTATGATCTTAAAAAAAATAAAGGACAGTCTAGTGACTGTGTTATCTTTGGGCTTAGCTCTATTTCAGGTCGCGCAATCTTATTTCATTGCATGCTACCAAATGGTGCAGTCTTTTATAGACTACCTATTTCAGCCTTCTTTCAAAAAGAATTTGAAAGAAAAGACGTGCCTGATATGCGAGTGGATCAACTCGAACTGTGGAACTGCTTTAGTTATTATCCTAGTGTCCATTGTTTTGATTGGTTGGCTGGTATAGATGGTAAATTTTTAGGAAAAGATAAAAAATTCTATCCAGGTCAATACTTATTTACTGTTGACTGGGCACATCCAGAGACTAATATACTAAATACGGAACATTCTGAAATTCCGCAAGAGCACAAGTGTGCACACATAATAGCATTGAAAAATGGTAATTATGCAGCGCAGCCAAACAACAGAATCATTTGGCATGTGAATAGTTATACAACAGATAATGATTGGCCAGATTATAGTGTACAAAATACCTACTGGGACTGTGAAGGATCTGATTGGATAACAGAAGATTCTGATAAAATGTTTTATGATATTGAGGAGAAAAAATGAGTTTAAATTTATGTAAGGTATGTAACTTAGCAAAAAAAAATTGTGAATGTGTAGTAGAAACATTTAAAAAAATAAGTTGGTGGAGAAGAATATTTTTTTGGAATAGATAATGATTATGGAGTGTGTCAGGATGAACTATTATGCAACAGGATTATTAGTAATAATGCTGGTTACATTGGCTTTATGTGGAGGTCCACATGTCCAATAAACCATTAGATATCGGAGAAGAGGCAAGAGTGCAGATGCCTATGAAGACTGTAGCTAGCCTTATAATTTTAGTTGCAATGGGTGTGTTTGCATATACAGAGCTTACCGCAAGATTAGTATCGCTAGAGACATCACGTGAGTTGTTTGAAAATGATTTATTAAAAAAATCTGAACAAGTGCCCACGGACCAGGAGCAACATTTTTTATTGGAAGATCTTTATAAGACCGTAGAGAAATTACAGTCTACTCAAGAAATGAATATGACAAACAAAGTTAATATAGAATTTTTAAAAACACAATTAGATAAAGCATTAGAAGATGTTGAAGAACTAAAAGATAAGGTAAGAGCAAATGGAAACGGTCATCAGTAGCGTAGTAGCTCTTTGTATGTTTATAGGAGGAGTTCTTACAGAACATAGAATACAGCCTGCAATGTCAGATTGTTTAAAAGGAAAAAGAGTTGCGGAACGTACAGCAAATGATAATATTCAATACAAATGCGGAAAAGTAAAAGTTGAACTCGAAGAAAATATCGACGGATCTAAAGCAATCAAAAAAAT